ATAAACGCTGTCAGGCCGTCTCTGGCTTCGTCACGGCGCGTTGCGTAGCTAGGCCCTTCCATCGTCATCACGTCATAGGAGCCGGTCGTAATGTCGTTGCGGACCTTCTCCTTGCCGTCCTCCATCACGCGACGATTGATCTTTGTGGTGCTTGGCTTCCCGTCGTCACCAATGATGCGCATGGTGCGCTCGGTGTCGTAAACGTGGGGAGCAAGATCAACGAGGATCTGGCCCGTGCGCTGGATCGCCAGAGCAAAGTTGGAGTGATAAACGTAAGTGCCGGTATCGCCCTGCGCATCACGCGCCCTGATGGCAACGCCGCTGGTTTCGTTCGACTTCGCACCCAGCGCGGCGTCGTAGATGCCGACGACCGCGCGCATCATGTCGGATGCCTTCTGGCGTCCCATGATGATAGCCTGCGAGGCTACCGGAGGCTGGACACGCTGCGGAGGCCCGGGATTGGCCGGGTCAGGCGTAAACTGAAGGAACGGATGGTTCTCCGTGTTCGCCGTATCCCAGAGGTCGTAATCTTTCTCGAAATTCTTGCGCGTGCCGATCCATGGGGCTTTCGGCTGTAGTGCGATAACTTCCGTTTCTGCGGAGGCGTAATAGTTCGCCATGCGCTGCGGCTCTTTCATGTACCGCACAATGCCGTGGCGATACACGTCCCGCCCGATACGCACCTCTTCGCCCACAACCGGAACGATTGGAATGTGCAGCCCGAGCCAGTCAGTCTCCTCCAGGATTTCCGCACTGGTCATCAGGTAACGGCAAATCTTGAAGCCGTCACGACGCTCAAACCGCGCGCCACGGCCTTCATAGAACTCGTTAGCGGCGGCCAGTTCTTCCTTGGAGAAGCCTTCGGTCTGTTCTGTAACGTCGTCAATCGCGCCGTCTGGCATTAGAACCAGCGAGCGCTTGATTGGCTTCTTCAACCAATACTCGACAACCCGAATGTAGTCGTCACCGTGCCAGTTCAGGAACGCGGCCTCAGATCGGATTTCAAACCCGTCAGCCTTGGCTTTCGGCCACGACTTCTTGAACTTGGCGAGGGACATATCGACCGGCACGAAACACCGGGCCGCGTCCTCGCGCGTGGGCAGAATGGCGTCCGAGTCCCAAAGGACCGATACGCCGTCATCAATGCCCGAAATTCGGATTTCCTGATTGAACGTGGTCGAGCTGGCGTATTCGGTCGTTACACGCCAATGACCTATGCCGCACGCAACCTGACTGTCGGCAGCGGCGGTGTAAACGTACTGCGCGTAGGAGCGGTTCTCGATGTACCGAATGATGCCGGCCAGCACGTTCGCTGTCTCGGGATCGGCCTGATCATCAACCGGCACAACCTTGATGCTGGGCCTTGACTGGCGCTGATCGCCCGTAACCTGACGGACGAACTGCGGAATTTCGTTGATGACATGCGTGGGGCGACCCTTGCGCTGCCTGAGTGCATCTGCATCCCATTGGTCTTCCAATTCGCCGCGCCGGAACCGCAGATCGTTATAGGCCTCATCGATGTTACGGCGCTCTTTCTCGTAGTCGCGCTCGTATTCCTTCATCGCCTGCGCGTGAACGTTTTCCCAATCCTTACCCGCCTTCCTAGCCGCGAGAACGGCCTTTTCGTTGGCGTCGTAGGTGTCAGTCATACGTTAGGTGCCCATCCAGCCGCCAGAGCGCCGCGCTGCGCGTCGCGCATCATCGTCTGGGACCTCAGCCACAGGCTCGGCAAACGTCAGCACAATTGAATCCCATTCGTCGGGGGATCGGACGCCGCGAGCGCGCATGTGTTCTTTGCTTTCCAATAAAAGACGCTGGTTCACGTCGTATGTGTAGCCCGGTCCGCAGGCATCAGCCTGCAAGCTGTCAGTATCCGGAATGTCAGCCCCGCCCGGCTCATTGAGCCAGTCTTTGGAGCGCGACCACATCTCAGCGCGCCTGTTACGAGGCCCCGCCGATTTGCTGCCGTCCGGTAGTAGAATTTCTGGTTCCTGCGGTGACCCGCCGAAGTTGATGGGCACAACGATGCTCAGGTACGGCTCTCCCCAACTATGGAGGATGTCCACCACGCCAGCGCCAACACCGCCCACGTCGATGAAGACCCGCGCGGGCTTATCAACTTCGATGATTTGCTTGATCCAGTTCGCACCTGCGACCGTATCAATCTTTGCCTTGCTCTCGACCTTCGAAACGTTGCGTCCCTTACGCCAAGCCACAGAGAACCTGTCGTCACCGAAGCGCGCCGGGTCAACGCCCAACACCAGAGGGCCGATACCCTCACAGGTGGCCTTCCTAGCCGCTAGAACAGCCTCGGACTTAATGAAGCTGTCATGGCCTGTAAGCTGAAACGCCTCGTCAGCCGTCGCAGGATATTCCTGCTTGAAGAGCAATTCGTCTTTCAGCTCGGCAATCTTGGCCCTGCGCCAGACCATCTGCTCAAGCGTGATACCGTGGGCATCTGCGTAAGCCTGCTCAGCCTCGTCTAGCTGGAAACCTGCCGGCACATCGCGCCGGTATTCGTCCTGCCAAAACCACGGGATGAAAATCGCTTCGTAGTCGCCTATGCCTGCCTCCGCCTGCTGCCAGCGTTCGTGGAACTCCCCACCCACGCCATTCGCAGTAGACTCAAGGACAATCTCAGTACCAGGCAGATCAGGAATAGCCTGAACAACGCCCGCGAAATGCGTCTTTGCATTGGGCCAGAACGCCACCTCTGAGCCGTGAAACAATTGAACCGTCTGCGAGCGCCCAACAGCCTTGGCTCCCGCAGTACCGACCGCGTATCCACTCTCCAGCCGCTCGAAGCTCAGTTCCTTGGCGTTTGCAGCGCCCGTGACCGGCTTGACCAGATCGGGGCAATGCGTGTGATACCGCTCCACCATGCCGAACAGGTTGTTTGTCGCGTCCTGCTCGTGCGTCAGGATGAAGACCCGAACGCCTTTGGTATGCGAGGCGCGCCAGTAGTACCTGCCGCCGATATAGGTTGAAACGCCCTGCTGCCGGCCCTTGAGAACCAGGGCGCGGACTTTGCCGTTCTTGGCCCGCTGCGCCTCTAGTCGTTCATGCAGATAGGTCTGAGCCTGATTTAGTCCGAGCGGAACAATCTCGCCGCTCTTCGACCTAATGCGAAGACACTTGGCCGCGTAGTGTTGGAAGTCCGACTTGAGCCTTTGCCTTATCGCCTTCTCGCGGCTACTCAAGCTGTCCAAGAGCGTCCTCGTGGCTTATGGCCAGTCCGCCACTTAGTTCTAGTGATTGATGGGCCTTGCCGTCCAAGCGATCGGCAACTTCTTTGGCCGCCGGCGTATCAGTGCCTGCCTTGATGAGCTGCTGGCGCGCAATCCAACGCAACGAACCTTCAGGGGCCGGGGTTGCTTTCCCCTCTTCCGCCAACGCTGCTTCCATTCTCAGCGCGTCGCGATACGGCTTGTCCTTGTTCTCCGAACCCTTTGGTCTTGCCATAGTATTTTACTGGTTAAATCCTTGAAGGCGCGATCATTCCGCCTCACTGTCACAGGGGAGCTGAATGGGTGGGCTCATGTAGTAAACATCGTCGGAGAAACCGGCGGCGTCAGCCTTGTAAGCGTCGAACATCTCTTGCGGTTTCGTCGCTGGCTCTGGCTGAGCTTCAACATGAGGCTTTCCAAATACAACGCCGTAGATGATTTGAGCTGACATGGTTCAGACAAGACTCCCAGAAAGAGAGATCACGGCTAGAAGTGAAATAATTACTGAGTTGACGGCTGGTCGATCAGGATGACCTCGATGCGCTCCGCCCCATGCTCGTCAGGACCTGCCCTGCGATGTTTGATGCTGAACTCGGTCATTGGAGCTTCGTGCACCCCAATTGAAGCCGTGCCGCCAATGCGCTTGAGCAGAACCGCACTCAGTTCCATGTAGAACGCTGCATCTTCAGCCGTTGGCTCTAAGAGCATTGAGGATCACTCAGTTTAGATGCTGATGATGTTGTTTATTTCAGCCTTCTGCGATTCTTGTCTGGACAAGACTCCCAGAAA